CCGGCCGATGCGGCAGCGGAAGCGGCTCCGAAACAAACTTCTTCATAACGGTGCAAATTACTTTCTGAATAGTTTATGTTGTAGACATGTCAAACACCAGAAAAATCCGCCAAAAAATTCTAGATACCCTAGTTTCTCCTAAGACTGCTGCCTGGCTCAAGATGGGAATCGCCGTCATCGGCATTGTTTCTGCCTTCAATGAATTGCGATCGGCGGAACGCAGAGGGATTAGATTCGATCATGAAGAAGATTGATCTCACTTCAATCTATTCTTTTTCGCCTCAGCGATGATCGCCTTTTTTGATGAGGTGGACCCTGACGATCTAAAATCCTTGGAGTCTTGAATGACATTGGGATTGTACATGTTGAAAGATCCGCCATGACCTATGTTGAGATGACAATTGAATTTTGCCATACATAGAGTGATGAGGTTATCCTCGTCTAGTTCCAGATGAGGATCCAGGTGAAAAGGTTTGATATGGTGGACTTGAAGCTCCTTGGTGGTTCCACACGCTTCACACATCGGGAATTTTTCCAGATGTTCATCTCTGACTCTTCTCCACTCAGGAGATCGTTGCTTTTCTTTCTTCTTTTCCCTGAGTCTGGATTCGATCGAACGTAGGGCAGTTATGACTCCATCAAATATCATCGATCATTACTTATAAATTCGTTCATGTAAAGTCACGAAATTAGAGAATATAATTTCTTTGAAAGGTTAAAAGATGCCCCGAGTTAACAACGTAGATACCAAAGCCGAAACGCCTCTTCCGCAACTTCAGAAATCTCTCACCGAGCTTCAACCAGGTCAGAAAGTGTACATCAATAACACTCGAGATGAGCTCACCAAGATTAGAGAGAATCTCTACAAGAAGCGTCATGAGATTCCGGGGGCCGACGATCACATTGAATACATCGAGGCTGTCTTTATGGCTGAAGCGAACAACCAGTTAGAGTTCAAGAAGTAGAAAATTGGAACGATGCTCGAGTGGTTTAAGAGGCAGCACTGGAAATGCTGTGTATCGAAAGATACCATGAGTTCGAATCTCATTCGTTCCGCCCCGGGCAGGTGTGCATGCCTGTTTGCAATATAATATAATTGAGGTGAAAGTCCCGATGCACCGGGGCGAGTAACCATACTTATTTTCATGTTTCCTGAGAATTCAAAGCAACGTGAAGATTATTTTTATCAGAAGGTCTTAAATGGTGAATTTGAGGCCAAGTGGGTGGACATAGTGAAGGTCATAGATGGCCATGAATTGAAGATTCAGGTGATGGAAGATGCCTTGAAGGTAGATGGAGTTCGCATCAATGTTTCCGCCAATCTTTCTCAAAAATTTGCCGATTTATTCGATGCATCTTTGCCTACTCCGATGATGGCAGACCTGATGTATTTGGAAGCCGTAAGGAAGGCAGATCCAGCGCCTAGATCAATATCATCCTCGGTGGATTCCATGATAAAACACAGCGAAGAAGTATCCAGAAGATTAGGTCCTGGTTCAGGATTGCGTGGAACTGTTGGAAAACATTGGGTATTGTCTAAATCATTGGAGACAAGTCCAGGTAGAGCCTGCAATTATGGTTGGCATTTTACGGGGTCTTCTTATCAAGGAATCACCGGAACTTCTGCCTCTGGGGCTGCTAAACTTGGAGTACAGTTGAGAGTCATCCAAGGACCTGGAACTGCCCATGATGCAGAACATTCAGATTATTCTCAGATATGTCAGTTAATTTCCCAAGGTTGTTGGGTGGATGGAATTGAAAAGAGATTCTCAGACCTTCTGAGGGATCCCCAGTTGGCCGGTTTGGTGTCACATCAAGGACCATTGGCGATTGATCGCCAGCCTGGGACCAAGAAGACGAATGAATTATATGTGATGTTTCCTGAGGTGATTGTTGTTTGAAGAAAGGAGGCTCGAATGCCCACTTACGAGTATGCGTGTAGATGTTGTAAGAATCAGTTTGAAGTGGAACAATCCATTAATGCTAAGGTAGGCGCCGAGTGTACCAGGTGTCGAGTGTGGACCGAAAATAGGCTAATTTCCGGCGGCGCAACCTTTATTTTGAAAGGTGATGGATGGGCCGCCGACAATTATTCGAAGAAGAAAGAATGATCAGGTTTGTTTTCTGAGTTCGGTGAGGAAAGAGAACATCAGTTCTTTCGAAGGATCGTCATGGGATACTCCACAGCTTTCAGAGAATTTTTCGACAGCGCTTTTCGTGCCAGGTCCCCATAGACCGTCTACTTTGATCACGTATAGTCCAAGTTTTTTGAGTCGATCTTGGATGTCTAGAAGGAGGTCTTTCGAGACGCTTACTGGAAAATCGAGGACATCATTTTCCGGATCAGGCGTTGTAAACAAGATGCCTTCGTCTTTTCTACGATTCAAAAGACCTTTGACCGTTTGCATCGTTCCATTAATACGAGCCTTTGACCAGGGTTCGAGTTTGGAGGGAACAGAAGAATAATCGGCGATCCTGAGAGAACTTGCCACCCCTGAATTGGAATAGACTCCGGTGCCGCAGTTGAATCCGAATGAAACGAGAGCATCGAATTGATTTTGATTGAGAGGAACTTCAATGTTTTTTTGAATGGATCTTTCGCAGTGTTCAACGTCTTTGGATAGGAGTTCAAGGGCATGTTCTTTAGTGATTTCTACGCCGTCGGGGTAGTTTTCGCCCGATTTGATGAGGTGTCCGACTCCAATCGTACGCAATCCTGCAACGTCCTTGTAGGGTTTGAGGATGCAACCTTCCCACTTCGTGATGAATTCTAGACCATTCTGCGATGTTTTGAGATTTTCATTCATGACTTTAAGTACTAAGATTGTGATACAAAGAAGTCTTTGTTGGCTATGATCAAATTATTTTCTAATTCCCATGGAGAAATGATATGAATTCACAAGAATTTAAGAGGCTGTTATCTGGTCCTATCGTCGAATTGGACAACATGTTAAAATATGATCTTTCGCGTTTGGAGATAGATTCGAGTTGGTCTTCTATCAACGACGCTGCGCAACACGTATCCTTTCTCAGGGATCAACTTGTTGAGTTATCGAAAGCGATTAGCGATAAAAAATAATTTCAAAAGCAGTGCATTGTCGATCGAATAATGTTTATCATATAGCTACAGTCAACAACCCGTCATCAGTCATCAAAAGGAAAAACAATGAGCAAAAACAAGAAGTCATTTTCTCGTCAGCGTGTTAATCTTCCCGAAGTCGTCGACATTGATATGTTGGCATACACTAGCGATGATGATCTTTCTAGACGACTTGACTATCTCTATTCGGAAAAGGACAAGGCGTATGAGGCCAACTTTGATCTTGCCCCGTGGGAAGTAGAGATTTGTTATGTTCAAAGAGAATTTGGCATTCGTAATAACAGGAAATATTTGCACGAAAAATACGTCAAGGAAAATAGGTTCGAAGATCAAGACGGCGGATTCCTCAACTGAAGGAAGTTCCAATGCACCCCTCCAAAAGAAAATTTGAAGAAGAATCTAGCGATTCTATGAGTTCATACCTCAACGAACTCAAAACGAGACCGTTATTGAAACATGTTGAAATGATGAATCTTTTCCAAATTTGCGAAAGGGGAGGAAGGGAAGCCGAGAAAGCTAAAAATAAACTCATAGAATCCAATCTTAGATTAGTCGTCTCGATAGCTAAAAAACAAAAGGGACACAATCTTCCATTGGAAGATCTCGTCCAAGAAGGTAACTTGGGTTTATTGAAGGCGATCGAAAGATTCGATTACACGAAGGGTTTCAAGTTCTCTACGTATGCGACATGGTGGATCAAGCAGGCTATCAGTCAACACGTCTTAAAGCGCAAAAGAATGATACGTTTACCTGCTCACGCTGTGAGCGTTCAAAAACGTTTGTTGCAGGCAACCAAGGAATTCAAAAAAACGACGGGAGTCGCTCCCACAGACGACGAGCTCATTGATGTCCTGGGCGTATCGGAGACAGTGATGAAAGCCACCGTCGCCGCGAGTCACAATATAATTTCATTGAATCAGCCACTGTCTGCCGATGCCGATTCTTCGACTTTAGAAGAGAAAATAGAAGACAACAATCATCACAATGATCCCTTTTATAACGTTAGTTCAAAGGAACTCATTCAAATAGTAAAAAGAGTTTTATCTAGTCTTTCCGAAAAAGAAGCCGTTATCCTGAAGCTCAGATTTGGCCTCATAGAAGTCCCCGAAGACAAGCGGGAATATTTCGTTACCAAAGAACAACTGCTCAATTTGACGAGCGGTGACGATTTGACATGATGAACTGGAATCTGTATATTCTTATATTTCTTTCGGCGACTTCTTTAGCCTTTACGATCATTACCTTGATGAAGATTTCTGTTTTGACCAAAAATACCGAACAAGTCTTGATTTTCGTGCAACGAAAACTCTTTGAACATCAATCACAACTATCTGATGCGTCACTTGAAAAAAGACTAGAGGGTCTGCAAAAGGCACGATTTTCGATCGACATGACCAAGCCTCCAACGTTGAATAGGATAAAAGGACATGAAAGAAAAATTTGAATCCAGCACTTACTCAACCGTCATGGACGACGATGGCGTCAATTATCGTGAGATTGCTGCCGTATTATCGGAAATGGGATATAAAATGAACCATTCCTCGGCAAGGAATTATGTGTTGCGAATCATGCGTAGATTTGCCGATGAAATAGTTAACGAGTGGGATATGTCGATTTCGGATGAAGATCTCCTGAAGATAGTCAAGATACCACAGTTTCAACAAGCCATTTGCGAAATTCTACAACTAATAGAAGCTGAATCGGAAACAAAAAATTTGAGGAACAGAAAATGAGATTACAACCTAGAAGTTACTCAAGAGTCACTCTGGAAAATCTTCTTAAAAAAAGAAAGAAGACAATGGAGGAATTTATGAATGAATTAGGGATAGTCTCTTATGAATCCCTGAAAAACAAGTGTGAAAATATGGGTGTTCAGCCTCCGTCCGAACAAGAATTTATGAACGCGACCGGGAATTCTGCGTTACCAAAATATTCATCACCAGCAGAAGGGATCGTCGTTTTGTTACCTATCGAAAAAGAAGAACCTGCGACCAAAAACGATATCGAATCAGAGACTAGTTCTCTCGCTTCACAAAAGAAGAAAAAGAAGAACGATACGTCATCCGCTCAGTAGCGCATTGAATACATTTGAACACATCAATTGTCCATTTCAAAATTTTGAAGTATATTTACCCCCCACTTACAGGGATTTCGGTCTCTGAAAGGTAAGGAGATAATTTGCTATGATGAATTTAGTTGCTGCATTAACGGTTGTTCTTCAGTCGGTCGTTGGGTCGGGCTATGGTGTCGCGACCCCGGCGAGGATCAAGGTCGTTTCGGAAGATATCGTGGAAGTTGTTCGCGAGGACTTTGAGAACAAGAAACTGAAGAGCACCATTGCATTCAAGGATGCGGTCGCCATGTTGGCCGCTGCCGCGACTCATGAGTCAGGGCTCAGAGTGTCAGTTGAGAATTGTCATCA